AGAACTTTATCAAATATCAGAAAGATACGACAATTGTTTTTTACATATAAATCCTACTCCACATAGACCAGCTATATACTTATTTATATTATTAGAAACTGAGGTAGATACAAGCACTACCAAGTTAATGCAAATATTTAAAGAAATTAAAAGTAGAAATTCTTCTGCTAAAAGTGATTTTAGTAATAACACCACAGTTAAGTTAGAAGATGATAAAATAGTAATAACATCAATAAGTTGGGATTATACTGATAGAAAATTTAGAGGTTTAATTAGAGATATTGACTTGACAGATTTCAAAATTGAAAAAACACAAGAAGGTACTGGATCAATTACAAATACAATAAGTAAAAAATGAAACATTTAAAAAGATTTGAAAACTATATACCCAATGATGATTCTTTGGATTTATTTAATGAAACTGGAAAATTCAAAGAACTTATTTCTAAATATTGGAAAAGTTCTCCTGTTGGTGGTGGTAGTATAGAATTTTGTGACTGGCTACTAAATATCGGTCTAAATATTTATGATAAAAATGGTGAAATAATAACACAGGATGGTGATTGGTACGATGTATTAAAAGAATTTGATAAAGATTTTGATAGTTCTACTGAATATACCGACTTTTTAAGATGGTTGGAAATGAAAAACTACGATCTTAAATGATTTTTGATTTTTTATTCTTAATATATAATAAAAAATTAAGTTAATTATTATGACTTACAAACACAATACACCCACATTTAATGTTGATAGAAAAGTTGTTAATTTTAAAGACTTCTCAAAAGATATAGAATCTGAAAAAGAAGAACTGAATAAAATTAAAAGACAAAATAAACCTAATTCTGAAAGACAACAATTAATTGGTGGAGAAAGAGCCAAATATAATAAAGTAACTCATAAATTAGACCGTAATCTTAGTCCAGATATGGTCAAAGGTAAAATTGACGCTATTGAAGATCTAGAAGAATCTAAAATAAATGAAAACCAAATTCATATACCAGAAGAATATAGTGGTGTTAGAATGGAACTTGGAGAATTTACTTCACCCGAAGATATTATGGATGCTTATAACACTACTGTTGCCCGTGAAGATGTTCCTCAACTTACTGGATATTGGGATGGGATTTTCTATACTGAGGATGATGTAGATACTACTCTTGATGCGGTTCTTGACGAATTAAACTATTCAATTGTTGGAGATGATTCTATTGAAGAGTCAAAAATAAATGAATCTAGTATGGATGAAAATGTATATGATGAACTTAAAAAATCTTCAAAGTATAGAAAATTAGTTGATAATTTCAGAAACGCTATAAGAGACTTTGAAAATGGAACATCAGATATATATGACGAAGGAGATACAGATCAATATATGGCTTTTCAAAATGTTCTTCAAGATGCACTTGATGAAGCTCAATAATCTAATATATCGTCAATTCTCATTCCTCTATTCACCTGTTGACTAACATCACCAAGTGATAAACTATCTATATTTTCTCTATTGATTGAATTTTGATGCAAGCTATTTGGAAATTCATTTTCAGGATTCTCAATATATTTTAATATCATCTTGTGATTATCGGAATACCAAGAATAAAATATCTCACAAGTTTCTTCTAAACATTTCTGAAAATTTAAAGATTCATTCCAGAAGTCATGCACATAAATAAGCACAGAGACTGGTTCATACTCTTCAAATCCTGAAATTCTATTGAAATCATATGTTATTTGAATCTGTTTATTCCAAATAATTTCAATATCATATCCAAGTTTATAAATTCGATTCAAGTGTTTTATCATCGTCTAGTAAATTATCAATTCGTTGGTTTCTTAATTCCGCCTTATACTTTGAATAAGTAGTTGATGTTAAATTTTCTACAATATACGTTAATTTTGGATTAATAACATTATGATATATCATAAATTCAACTTTAAGAACTGGAGAGAATGTAGCCTCTTGTCTAATATTTATTTTTATATCAGATATATCATAATAAACATCATCATAAGATAATATAAAATCATCATCCCATTTCATATATGGATCAATATAAACATCAACACTACCAAAAAGATTTCCTTGTTTTGTAAATGCGTTCAATTTTTGAATTTTAATTGGTGCTAAATTAAAAGCAGCAGAATCCATAATATAATCAGAAGATATTCTACCATTTGTAATAACATTAGGTAAATTTAACATTTTAATCTCACTAACAATTTTTCTCGACATGGTAGCCATTGTGCTATAATCAGTAGAATTTGTGATATTTAAAATATCAATAAAATTGACATAACCATTATGTTTTATATCACCTATAACGACTTTTAAAATATATTGATTAATCTCACCAACAATCTTTTCTCTTAATAAGTTATAATACATCACATCGGATTGAATCGAAGGGGGTAAGTTAACTGATAAACTATATTTTTGATAGTTTGAAATATCAGATTCTAATCGTTTAAAAGGTAAATCAATATCTATCTTTTTAAAAGCATTATTAAAAAATTCTTCTAATTTCATTAAAATTTAACTCCATTTTCATCATAATTCATGATAAGCAACTCAACACCCTTGGATTGTTCCTTTTTAAGATCCGCATTATTACCACCTTGAGCCGAACTTCTAAACACTTCTTTTTCAGTCCAACGATATTTATCTCTTGGTAATAATTCTTCTAATAAAGGAAAATAATAATATGAAAGTGACCATCTACATTTTGTAGTTTTAATTAATTCTAACAATCTTCTATGTGATGCGGGACCAAATACTCCATCTTCATCTGCACCATACCATGATAATCTCTTAGCATCATCATCACCATTTACATCTGGTCTGTGATATGGTGGGTCTAAATAAAGATAAGTATCTTCGGAGTCATATTTAAGAATTAACTCTTCAAAATCAATATTATAAAATTCAGTAATTGAATGTAATTTACTTGTATAAGTATTATTCCTCAATTTCTTGATAAGAACTTCTAATTTTAGACGATCTTTATCTTTTTTATATCCATTGAATCCCGCACCACGAGGATAGACAGAATTGTGGGCGGATGTAATCAAGAAAGCATAAATAGCAGCTTTCTCAAAATCTCCTATCTCAAAGTCCATATTATCTAAGAAATCATTTTTAGTATATTCCTTATAAATGGCTTTGTAAAAATCCCACTTTTTTAGTGGATCAGTCTCCAATGTATGTAGTAAAGTTCTCTTAAGATTTTCTAAGTGATTAACAAATAGTGATGGATTAGCACAACACTTATAAAGATTCACTTGATGTCTATTTTTATCATTATAGATAACTTCCGCAAACTTTAGGTTTGGATCGTCCATGTATGTTCCCATAGCTCCGGAGAATGGTTCTATATAGGTTTTTATTCCTGTTTTAGGAATTCTTTTATTAATTAATTCCATGAAAACATTTGAGGACTTACCACCAAAATAGCTTATAACTGACATAATTTATTTTTATTTTTTAAAAAGTATTTCTTCTAGTGAAGGCTTAACATTTTGTTGTCTCAATTCCATCCGAACTTTCATTAAAATTTTACCTAGATTATTTTGACCTTCTCCACGACAGATCCCCCAGTAGGTATCATTCCATGTGTTGCCTTCAACCAATTCTTCATCACCAGTAGATAACAATAAATCCTTTAAATCAGTATGTTTAAATTTCTCACGAACACCCCATAACATAACATCTAATTTAACATCATCCCAATCTCTTCTTACTTTTACTATCTTACCAAACTGTTTAACTCTTGCAGGGTTAGGCATTTTAGCAATAAGTTCTCTACAATCAATATATGTGATGAATTTACCATCAATTTGTTGATCATTTTTAACCTTCATAGATACGTAGTAGTGTTCCAAAGTTGGATAAGTAATACCCTGATGTTCTATTTTAGCGGGGTAGAAATTTGAGAGAAAATTATATCTCCCAGAAAATGATTCTATCATAGAAATTATATCTAAATAATGGAATATGTTTAAAAAAGAAACACCAACCTAATTAGGTTGGTGTTGGTCCAAAGATACTATCTTTGGAGTGGTTCAGTGGAGATGCCCGGTATCGCTCCGGGGTCTTCCTCAGTTAAAAACGATCAATCGTTCACAAGCTTAGAAAGTTTTTCTTTAACTTACAAAATAGATAGTTGTTTCGACTCAAAAACACTCTAACAAGAAACTATCACAATTTATACTGTTATGATTCAGTGTGAATTTTATGAAAGTATCAATTAAGCTACTTCAAGCTCATTCACAGTGAGCAAGTTGTTTTGTAGAGCAGCTACTAAATCTTCACTGGTTCCTACTTCTGTAACGTTTCCGTTTACGATTTTGATAATTTGTTTTAATCGGACTTTACCAAACCGATGCTTGCTTAATCACCCTTACTCTGCGAATCAATTCAAATCACCCCCAATTGTTTTACAAAGATACATCTTATATATTAAACTACCAAATAGTTTAATTTCTTTTTTAAAAAGGTAAATTATCATCATGATCACCCTTGCCATGCATAAATTGAAATGATAAAATAGGATATCCTTGTTTACTCTCATATAACTCCATCTCAGAATCATATTGAGGTAAAATATCTTTTTTCAATTTATAAACAACATCAAATGCCTTTAAAATATTCTTCATTTTCTCCTTTTTTTCTAAAAAAATATATACAGATAAATCAAGTTCATCTCTATCAACTTGTGCCGTAATTCCATAGTTAGTAAACATAGATCGTATTAAATAACATAGATGATCTTCTTCATCAGAATTTTCTTCGTCATTAGAATACACTTCACCACCCTCTTCCTCTTCTTCATCATCCTTTGATGGATCCCAGTCACTAAAATCTTCGTCATCACTATAATTTCTAGAATCGTCCCACTCGGTCTCTTCTTTAATTAATATTTTTTCAATTTTTAAATTTCGTATCATGTTATTTAAGTTCAATTTTCATATATTGGTCATCAAAATAAATATCTGGATCCATCTTGTGCTTACTAAGTAATAAAGATAAATTTACCAAATCATCATGAACAACATCTATATTTGGTTCATCTAGTTCTACTTTAATATAAGCCATACCATATTCACTTGTGAGTCTTGCATCAACATTTAACACCATAGCTTTAAAATCGGATATAAATCCTTTATATTTTCTCAAGACTTCTTCATCAAATCCAACTTTCTTAACTGTTGGTAGATTCTCCCAATTAACATCTAAACAAGCTTTACCAAGTCGTTGTAAAAAAGAAATGTTTTGAGTCTCACTAATTGTATGTTCACTAAAATAACCAACAGATATATTTGTACATTCAGCAATTTCATCAATAAATGATGCCGAATCTGTATAAATACCCGTTGGATCTAATGAAATTTTCAATCCCGATTTATTTAATTCCTTCGCCAATTCTGTCGCAAATTCATCAGAACAACATTCTCTTCCTAATTGTTGTGTAATAACTGAATAGTAATTTCTTCTATCAAAAGATATACATCTTTTAACACCTTTCAAGTGTTCAACACTATCAAAAACAGATGCTAGTTTATTAGAACCAATTCCCCCTCTTTCCTCACCATCAAAGAAATAATAAATTCCTGGAATGTTATGAGCCATCATATATAACATAATTGAAACACCTGCCTTATCATCAGCTCCTAAAATACTAGTACCATCAGTCACAAACATCTCATCCCCATCCTTTTCAGTACTATAAATAGTAACTTTAGATTGTTTTCTATCAGCTGTATCTAGGTGAGAAGTAAACATAGTCTCTGACTTACCAATTATTTTATAATAATTATCGAATTCATCCTTAATTAAATCTTTTGGTAAAAATTTAAGAACTTCTGATTCGTGTCCATGTGGATAAGTCATTGTAGTCAATGATAGAAATGTAGATCTAATATCTTTAGGACTATAAACAAATTCAGAAGGTTCTATCTTTTTATAAGATACCTTTGATGCTTCTTTGGTTGCTGGTTTTCCGTTTTTAATATTATTATAGCTCTGTGCAAATTTAAATATTTCAGAATTTGAGAATGTATCAGGTAAAATATATTTTATAAATTTACCCACTTTCATATTTGATACTATACCAGAAATTTTAACATCAAAGTTCCAATCTAATTTTGATACATCTACTTCATCTATATTTAGATGATTATCTAAAAGATAATCTCCTTCAATTTTAATCAACATTTCAGCCACAGGGCCACTGATATCATCAATAATTTCATATAATTTATCAGTATATTTCAAAAGTGGTCCTTTCATTAATTAAAAATTCTTTTTTATTATATATTAAATTTCAATTTGTATTTCTTGAGAATTTATATAATCCACTGAGACTTGTCCCGGCTTCATATCTGATGATTTTTTAACAAATTTTGATTTACAATATACTACATTTACTATATCCTTTGCTTTAGAGTTCTTAGCTGCTAAATGGGCAACCTTCTTAATAGTCTCTAGTGTTGGTAGTTTATCATTAACTCTAATAAGAACATGACTTCCAGGAAACCCCTTAGCATGAAACCACAAATCATCATCATTAGCCATATTAATAGATAAGTGATCATTAGAAACGGCATCTTTACCAATTAATACTATAAAATCATCAACAATAACAGTCTTTATATTAGGAAATTTGTCTTTACTAGATTCAAAATGTTTAAAACTTAATATTTTCATAATGTATATATTATATCTGAATAAGATAAAAACAAAAAAACCCTCCAGATGGAGGGTTTTTTTGTTTTTTTAGAACTAATGATTAGTTCAAATATTGAGCATTGTCAGTAACAACAATAGTCATATATTGCTTCTGAGGGAAGAATCCAACATCAGCAAGTGCGTATCTTGAACGTAACAACATTCTTGGAGCGAAAGTCGCTTCAGAAATTACACTGATAGACTGAGCCATCAAGTAAGGTACGAAGATAAGACCTGGTTGATCTGGGTTATTCTTTCTTCCTAAAAGGATTCTGTTATCATTATATCTCATATAAGGATCAACATAGATAGAAATATCACCGATTTGACCAACTGGGTACAATTGACCTTGACCAGATAATTTAGATTTAACTGGGTTAATTGTGTAACCAGCAATATCCATAAGAGCTGCAGCGATACCTCCGTTTGTTACTGCGAATTGTGCAGGACCAACACGACCTTCTGTTGCGATGTAGTTAGAAGCGTGAACCATCTTAGTGATCAACTTACGTTGAACCGCGTGTGTAGTTTCACCACCTGCCATAGTATTAACATAAGCTGTGTTTAAATCGAAAATAGTTGAAGCTGTTGATGTTGATAAAGCATTACCAAGTCCAAGTGGAGCTGTTGATCTGTTTAAAGTACCTAAAGTAAATAATTTTTCAACAATTTGTCTTGAAATAGTTTGAGAAAGTTCATTAACAAGGATTGACTCCATTTTCTGAACGATATCCATACCTGTATTAGCCTTAATATCTTCAATCTCTGTTCTTCTAAGTGCAGTAGAAACTTCAATTGTACCTACTTGTACTGTTTTAGAAGAAACTTTTGGTCCAATAATACCAGCGTAAGATTGGTCGTCTGCAAGACGATTCATTGGATAATCTCCAGAAGAACTGTCTGCAGTCCAATTAGCTGAGAAACCTGGAAGGTGATCTTCAAGAGCCGATACTAACTCGATTCCACTAGATGTAGGAACTACTGAAAAAGTACCAATCAATCTAATTTGAGCAGTAATAGCTGCAGTCGGTGAAAAAGTATTCAATTTTGGATCAAATACATATGGTGCCATAGCATAGCTAGTTGTGTGAGAACCACTAACTGCGTTAGCTTGACGGTAAGCTTTGAACATTGGGAAACCATCAACACGAGAGAAACCTAAGAATTCAGCCTGACCTGCTCTACCTGTTGAAAGAGCGTCGATAGTTGCCTCAGATCCAGCAGCAGTATAGAAAGTCGCATCAGCAATTGATGGACCATTAGTTATTGTAGATGCAGTACCAAGCGAGCAAAATACTCTACCTCCTCTAATACCACCTTGTGTTAAAGTACCACCAGCTAAAGTAACTTTAGCTTCAAGAGCAGTCATTGCAGTTGTTAAACCTGTACCAGCAACAATTTTGAAAACTTGTGGTCTACCCATTGTTCCAGTCATATCTAAATCATCATACTGGAAATCAATATAAAGTAAATCGATTTTTGGACCTGGAGTTGGCTTAACAGCAACAAGGTCAAGACCGATTGTTTGAGCTGCGATTTTCATAGCTACTGGAAGAAGGTTTTGACCTAAGTCTCCTGATCCAGCAACACCTGAATTACTTGAGAATGGTGTGCCAGTTAAAGCACCTGCTAATGTAGAAGGAACTGCTGAAACAACACCACCCATACCTGCTGTAGTTGCGTTAGCGTAAGCATTTTCATTGATTGAATGATATTCTGCCATTTCTGACATCCACTCCACCTTATCAACAGAAACACCCATGTTTTCCAAAACTGGACCCCACTTCTTAACCGCTTTTTGTTTGTCTATTCTAATGTGTGACATAATTTTATTTTTTTTGTTTTTTTTCTACTTATGTAGATTAAATGTTTCTGAATCTCTCCATAATCGCCTTTAATTCAGATTCGTTAATTTTGTCTTCTTGAATTAAGCTTTCATGTGAAACTAATTTCTTAGTCACTGATTCATTCTTCTTGAGATTTCTAGTCATCCAGAAATGTTCAACTTGTGATTCTGTTGTCATTACTTCTGATGGATAAAGTCTAGCTTGTGATAAGATAGATTTTCTAGCACTCTCATTTAATTGGTTCCAGATTGGCTTGATGTTTTCAGGCATCAATCTGATTACTCTTTCTTCAAGAGATTCGTTCTTTGCTGACAAAGCCTCAGAAATTAGTCTTAACACATCTTGTTGTGTAAAGAAACTTTTTTCGTTTATGTAAAGTTTAACAGTATCTTGCTCTTCTTTTACTAAAGAGTAGAAACTATCTACCTGAGATTTGTTTAAGAACTTTAAAAAATGTAGATCGGATGTTTCTGAAGCTTTACGTTTTTTAGCTTCTTCGATCAATTTATCAATAGATTTAGATAATTCTGTGTCTGAGTTACCTTCATAGGCAAACTCTTCTGATTCTTCTGATTCTTCTGATTCATAGTTATCAGATTCTTCTGATTCTTCTGATTCGTAGTTTTCTGATTCTTCTGATTCTTCTGATTCATAGTTTTCCAATGCTGGAGTTTCATTTTCATCAGATTCTGATTCATCGTTCCAAGATTTAGTTTCTTCTTCCTCTTCTTCTTCATATGAATCAAATCCAGCTGCTGATAGAGAAGGTAACATTTCATCTCCTTCTTCTTCATTGCTTTCAAATAATTTCTTACTACCATTTAATTTTTCAACAATTAAACCTTGATAAGAAATTGATTTATCAAGACTTTCAGCGATATATTCTGAATAAGCGATGTTGTCATCAAGATTTTCAGCGATATATTCTGAGTAAGCGATATTTCCTTCAACATTCTCAGCTAAATATTCTGAGTAAGCGATTGAATTATCAAGATGTTCTGCTAGATATTCTGAATAAGTAATGTTTTTATCAAGATTTTCAGCGATGTATTCAGAGTAAGCGATGTTTTTATCAAGATTTTCAGCGATGTACTCAGAGTAAGCGATATTTTTATCAAGATTTTCAGCGATATATTCTGAATAAGTAATGTTTTTATCAAGATTTTCAGCGATGTACTCAGAGTAAGCGATGTTTTTATCAAGATTTTCTGCAACGTACTCAGAGTAAGCGATGTTTTTATCAAGATTTTCCGCAACGTACTCAGAATAGTTAATTGCCTTCTCAAGATTTTCAGATAGATAATCAGTATGTTTGATTAGTTTATCAGCTGTAGTTCTTAAAGAGTTGTTTTCATTTACAACTACTTGAACTTTCTCTGCTAAATAATCTAAATACTTAACCATTTGAACATTTGTCTCATTAAGAGATTCATAATACTCAAGCAATTGTTCAAATTTCTTTGGATTCAAATTGCCTTTCTTTACAGCTGTTCTAACTTCCTTCTTAGTGGAAGCCAACTCATTAATAAGATATTTTGAATATTCTGTGAGTTGTGTTTTTGTCACCAAGTCATTAGTGTTCATATTAAAAAGTGAATTTATTTTGGACTCATCGGACATCTCATATATCCTAAAGTTAGTGTTATTAGAGTAGTTTAATGACTCATTTAAAATTTTAACACTCATTTTAGCTGAAGCAAAACCAGGGTCTGCAACGATATCATAAGTGAATAATTTTTTTAATGTAACCGTACCATCAGCTTCTGTTATACCAGCTGCTCTTGAAGATACAAAAACTGGACAACCATCATTTACTAATGCTTTGGCTTCTTTACCCCAATAGGTATTTAATAATTTTATTTCACCCTCTACTCTATTACTTTCTTTAATAAAATTTGCTTTAGTAATAATATGAGAAGCTCTTGACAATGAAGTATCAAAAACATCTGGGTGGTCAAATTCACCATAGACAACACCCATGGTTTGAATTCTTTCATTTAATTCTTCCAAGCAAGGTAGAAATCTATCAGCGGTATAAATTCTCTCATTACGATTCTTAACATCGAATTCAGTGAAAACACCACCTAATAAATACTTCTGATCTCCTTTATTCTCTTTAACCATAAGAGAATTTACTGAATTTTCAACAATTAAAACTTGTTTCATGAAATTAGGCCTTTATTTTAGTTATATATGAAGTTAAAAAACCTCAAAAAAATAAAGGTGGATTTTTTATAGGAATTTAATTTATGTTGAGGTATATACAAATACGAAAGAATTAATTTTATATATATTACATAAAAATTTTACGGTTTTTTATGATTATTACTAGGGAGTTAAAAATAAAAATTAATGAATTTAATTATCTATATTTTGAAAATTTAGGATATGATAATATATTTATAGGAGATGAAATATTAATACCTATTGAACTTCTATCAAAAGGGTCACATCGAAAAATAGAATGTAAATGTGATGGATGTGATATTAAAAAAGATGTAATTTTTAAAAATTACATTAAATATGGAAATAAATGGGGAGAGTATTTTTGTAGGAAATGCTCAGAGTGTAAAAGAAAAGAAACACTCAAGAAAAGCTACGGATGTGAATATCCAATTCAAAATAAGAAAATTTTTAAAAAAATTAAAAAAACCATTTCAGAAAAGAAAAAGGTATATGAAAGTTGATGTTAAATTAAATAATTTGCACAATCTTGAATGTTTTAGAAACATACTAGAAAAGTATAGAGATTATAAGTCATTTTATAGAGAATTAAAAATAAACTCCGTGTTAGGAAACAAATCACAATTCGATATTAATGATATAAATCCACCATTAATAGGCGGATTCGAGGATGATAGTTCAAGTTTTGGCACTTTTAGATTAAAAGATTCATCATTTTCAATTAGCTCGATGAGTTTTATTGTAGATAAAGATTTAAATGTTATAAAAATATCATTAGATATTAGAATATTAGAAACACCAAATGGTAAAATACTATTAAGCTTATTAGAAATAGGACATACAATAGATTTTAGAGCTGTTATACTACACTATGCTAATTATTATGAAATAACAGGATTTCAAGCCTGTAGTATCTCTAAACTAGTCGCTTAGAACTCAAATTCCCCACCACCAGCTTCCCCACCAGCTTCTCCACCAGCTTCAGGAGCAGGAGTTTCAGCAGGAGCCTCAGCAGGAGCCTCAGGAGCTGCTTGAGCACCAGCCTCTCCTCCTACGTCACCACCAACATCTCCGCCTCCCTCAGCAGGAGCCGCATCAGATGATCCACCACCTGCAGAGTCTCTGATCCAGTATCTCTTATTCTCTTCCTTTTCCTCAGCTGATAACTTCAATACATTGTCTATAAGATAATCTATATGGAAATATGGAGTTCCATCAGCTTTTTGAATACCGGTATAGCTTCCTAAAATTTCTATCTTCTTAGACATATTTCCTAATTTCTTCCATTCATCAAATAACTGATTTGAAACAAAGTCAATATCTATTTGATTTAGAAAAACCTCATCTTCTTTTAATTCTGGAAACTCAACCATCATTTGAAGTTTGAGTGGTTTTACAATGATCTCTTTAAAATTAGCCCTTATTCTATTAGTGAAATTCAAAAACTTAGCCTCATCTCTAGTCATCTCAGCAGCATCAGTGAAAACATTTCCACCACCACTCTCACCTTCGAATCTCTGAACTGGAATTTTAGAAGCTCTTTTCAAAACATTATAAAACCACTTCAACATATCATCCTCATTCAAATTGTGACCTTGTGGAGAAACTAATTCCATATTAGGAGTTCCACCATCACCTTCTGGAAACCAGATTTGTTTATTATAAGCCAGATGTTTCGAACCATTTATAGTAAGAGTTCCTAAAGAATCATCCCACTCTACTTCTTCGGAGTAATCATGTATTAACTGACCAATTTGCTCTTCCGCTTTTTGACGGGATAGTCCCTTAACAGGAATTGTGAATTTTTGATAAACAGTAGCGTTTATAATATTGAACATTATTTTACTCTGTTGTAAAATCTTTAACTGATTATAAGGTTTTATCAAACCTTCAACATATGATGTCTCGGAATAATCATTTTGTGTTGAATATGAAATAAAAACAATTTGAGAGTCTAAAAATATTCTCCTCAATTGTGGATCTTCTGGAAATTGAATCCAGAGATGCCCAATTGATGGCTCAAATGCTGGAACTAAAGTTTCAGGTCTCAATCTATTAAAGTGTATAATATTTTTCTTTTTATCATCCCAAACAATCTCCATCGCAACATATCCATCAATTAGGAAATCTTTCATCAAATTCCAAGCGGAAACTGAATCTGAAAATCCATATCGATTATAAATCTGTTCAAAATATTCTTGATACTTATCTCTAATATCTGCGGAATAATCCGTAGATATATTTTTTGGCTTACAAAAATCTTTATCTGAATAAATTATAGATTCATCACAAAGTGTAGAAACGAAATCTCTAATTTCATCTTTAATAGAATATTCTCTTAATATTCTTCTTTTATCAGAATATGATCTATCTAAATATGGAATAGATTTTCTATTTAAAACTGATGCTACTGCTCTTTTTGAGAAGAAGTCATACATGCTATTACCCTGCATCGAATAGGGATCTTCATTTATACCGACGCCGACCTGATTACGCATAATCATATCATCGTAATTCATACCCCATGATGATAGATTTCTAAGAATTCGACTAAAAAGTCCTCGGTTTTCTACACTACTACCGATATAAGGTGATCCAGATGTTTGGTTTAAAGGATTATAACTAGCTGCCATTAAAAAATTTAAAATTTTAGAATTTATATATTAAAATGTAGTCGGTCTAAAAAAATATTATAAACTATCTCTTAATTTCTTAATGTGGCCACGTAGTACCTCATATTTTTCAGATATTTCATTTTTAATATCAAGAAACTCATCAAGTGTAGATAGAATAATTTCTTGATGTCTTTTATCTCTGGTTTTAATTTTAACCGACCAAATCTCATACAATTTAGATGGATCATATTTATTTTTTGGGTGTGCTGAATATAAAAATCTTGGTAATATCTCTAAATTAATTCTATGAACTAGTTTCAAATTGATCGAATTATATTCAACAATAGCATATTCAAATCCATACTTTCTCAATTCATTATAGATTCCCTTAAAATCAACAGCTAAAGTTCGATTCTGCTCAAAATCTTTTTCAGATATAAATTTCTCAAAAATAGAAGATCTTACTCTTAATGGAATAAAATTAAAATTTAAACCATAAGTAATCATATAATTTTGATATTGTTTAAAATCACAAACAAATACCGGAGAATATTTCATCCAATTTGACTTATCATCATAATGGAAATGATGGAAACCACCAATTTGTATATCAGAAATAGAGATTGCTCTACAAAATTCGTCAGTTTTTGAGTATCTCTCGTACATGAAATTTGAATTATTATGAAAATAATCGACCAAATTCTCACCAAATACTAATTGACTTAATTTAATTCTTTCTTCCAAAGCTGTCATAACATATATATAATATTATGTTAAACAGTCAGCCTAAAAATAAAAATTATCACCAAGGAAATTTCATACCCAAAGACAAAGAAAAAGTACTGAAATTAAATTCACAAGGAGGAATCTATTATAGAAGTTCTTGGGAATTAAAAATCATGACTTGGTTAGATGGAAGTAACAGCGTGACAAAATGGGGAGCAGAATGTATGGCAATTCCATATCAAATGACACATTTTAATGATGGGGATATGAAAGTTAAGAACCATAGTTATTACCCAGACTTCTACTATGAGATGAAATTATCTGATGGTAGTATTAAAAAAGTCGTTGCAGAAGTTAAGCCACAAAAAGAGTATCAAATGGCTCTAATGTTACAGGAAAAGAACATACAAGTACCTGATAATAAAATTAGTTTAAAAAAACTAAAAAGCTTCGAGTACGATCTAAAAATGGCCCAAAAGAATTTGAGTAAATGGGAGACTATGATCGAATTTTGTAATAAAAAAGGATGGGAATTTATTGTGATAACAGAGATTCACCTAAAAAGATTTAATTTATAAATTAATATCAGAGAAATTATTTTTAAAATCTGATACCATATATGACGTGATTCTTTATTAGAATAGATAAGCAATCTAAATAAAAATAGCGATATCAATGTCAGGGCAGCTGAAAAATTGAAAAACAGTAATACAATTACCCAAATATAATAAGAAAACTCAGAAATATAATATATTATATCCGAATATATTTGAATCTTCCACTTATATGTCCTTATATGGGGTGGTTCTAATAACCTCCTATAGTTTATAATATAATATAGTGTAAAAAAGGCAAAAATTATTGATAAATTAGTCATAATTAAAAATTAAATCTTCAAATTTGATAAGATTATTCTTTTCATTCTCAGATATACGGATACTAGATTTTAAAACTTTTTCAAAAATCTCATCCGATACAAAACAAACGATAGGATTACCAACTATTCTATCATATTCATTAGGTATCTCATCTGTTCTTGATGTGTAAATATCATTAATAAATCTCGTATGTTCTTCCAAAGAAGAATGTATTGAGCAACCTCCCGGTCTAACACCCATTCCTCTTTCAGACTCCTCCCAATACTGGAAAATACATTTATTCATAAAATTATAATTTATAGGTATTATTAAATAAAATTTATAATTTGTTTAATATATAACTCATGGAAAAAATTAAAACTTTATTCATAAGCGATGTACATCTAGGAAGCGCAAATTCAAATCCTAAAAAATTATTAGAGGTATTTAAAAAATATGAATTTGAAAATCTCATAATTAACGGAGACTTTATTGATCTAACATCACTTAAAAGAAGATTCTTTTGGAATCAAGATCACTCAACGGTTATTCAAAAAGTATTAAGATTCTCAAGAAAAGGAACAAACGTTATTTATATTATTGGAAATCATGATTTATATATTAGAGGACTTATAGAAGAAGGTCCTGTATTAATAGGAGATATTCTGATATGTGAGGACTATATTTATAAGACGATAGAAGGTGAAAGAATCTATATTACACATGGAGATTGTTTTGATGGTTTTATAAGGTTACATCCATTTCTATATGTACTGGGTGATAAAGCATATTCATTATCAATATTTGTAAATAAGATTTATAATAAATTTAGAAAATTATTTGGATTGAATTATTGGAGCCTTTCAGCATTTCTTAAAACCAAGGTTAAAAATGTAATAAAATTTATATCTGAGTATAAAAAATTATCAAGTGATAAATTAAAAGAAGTAAATTGTGACTCAATAATGATAGGACATACACATACTCCAGAGATTGAAAATGGAAGGTATTATAATACTGGAGACTTTTGTGAAACCTGTAGTTATATCATCGAAACACTAGATGGTAAAATACAATTAATGTACTGTTAATGAGAATTCTATATGGCATTCAAGGAACTGGTAATGGTCATCTATCTAGATCGACGAAAGTAATTTGGAATCTTAAAAAGATCGGAATCGATGTAGATATACTAGTATCTGGAAATCAACATCAAATTGAACTACCATATAAAATAGATTTTAATTTAAAAGGATTTTCATTTAAACATCATGATGATGGTGGTATAGATAGGTTTGGAACATTTCTAAATTCCAACTTATTAACTTTTTTAAAGGATATAAAACTAAATGTCAAAAATTATGATGCTATAATTAGTGACTTTGATCCAATATCAGCATGGGCTGCTAAAATACAGGGTGTGAAATCATATGGAATAAGCAATCAATATTCATTTCTATCGAAAAATTTACCAAGAATAAAACAAAAAAGTTGGATAGATGAATTAATTATTAAAAATTTTGCACCAGTGGATGTTCCATTTGGATTATCTTATCAGAGATTTGATGATTTTATCTACCACCCAATAATTCGTGAGGATATTATTAAAAATACAGCAACAAACTTTGACCACTATGTAGTATATCTACCAAACCTAAAAATAACAGATATACTCAAAGAGTTAATTACTCACAGTAAATATAAATTTGTTGTTTTTTGTAATGATGTACAAAAAACTCATAAATTTAAAAATTGTAAAATAAAACCAATAAATAAGGATCTATTTCTAGATAGCTTTTTATCTTGTCAGGGTGTAATATGTTCCGCAGGATTTCAAACAACATCCGAATCAATCTACTGTAAGAAAAAACTTCTAGTAATTCCAATTAAAGGACAATATGAGCAACTTTGTAATACTGAGATTCTTAAAAAGATCGGTATAGAAATTGGAGATTTAAATTCTATTGGAGCGTTTCTATTATCAAACAAATCAACTATTAAGATAAATTGGGAAGATCCAACTAAACAAATAGTTAATTATGTGTCTTCGAATACGAAGAGCTCTCTAAATCGTTTCTAATCTGTTCAAAGTCGGACATAACCATCTCCTCACATAATTGTTCAACCGAACACTCTGGAACCCATCCCAAGATTGTTTTAGCCTTAGTTGAGTCTCCTAATAAACTATCAACTTCAGTTGGTCTAAAATATTTCTCATCTATCTCAACTATAACTTTTCCAGTTTTTTTATCATAACCCTTTTCATCAAGTCCCTCTCCAGAGAATATAATATCTATACCCAAGAATTTAAAAGACATAGTAACAAAATCACGTACTGAAATTTGACGACCAGTGGCTAAAACATAATCATCTGCGACCTCATGTTGCATCATCAGCCACATTCCACGAACATAATCTTTTGCGTGCCCCCAATCTCTTAAAGCAGAAAGATTACCAAGTAATAATTTATCCTGAATTCCTAATCTAATTTTAGAAACTCCTTGAGTTATTTTTCTAGTAACAAAAGTTTCTCCTCTAACCGGAGATTCATGATTAAATAATATACCACTACAAGCAAATATATTATAAGATTCTCTATAATTAACAGTAATCCAATGTGAATATAACTTAGCAACTCCATAAGGACTTCTAGGATAGAAAGGTGTTGTCTCACGTTGAGGAACTTCTTGAACAAGTCCAAACATTTCAGATGTTGATGCTTGATAGAATTTTGTCTTTTTTTCTAAACCAAGTATTCTTATTGCCTCTAATAGTCTTAGGGTACCGATACCATCAGCATTTGCTGTATATTCTGGCGTTTCAAATGAAACTTTAACATGTGATTGTGCTGCCAAATTATAAATCTCATCTGGTTGCACTTCCTGTATAATTCTAATCAGATTTGTAGAATCTGTCAAATCTCCATAATGTAAGTAGAAGTTTTTACTACTTTCAAAAATATTATCAATTCTAGCCGTATTAAATGAAGAAGAACGTCTCTTCATGCCATGAACAATATATCCTTTAGATAGTAGTAATTGTGCTAGGTAAGATCCATCTTGTCCCGTGATTCCCGTGCAAAATGCAACCTTTGGTTTAATTTCCAAATTTGTATTCATATTCTTTTTTGTCATCTTTTTATGTTTTTTAATTAAAGTGAATGTAATCCATGTCCATCATTTGAACTTTCAATTGAAATCAGTTTTATTAAGTGATCATTATCACCTTTTTTCTTATACAAGTCATTCCAACCCTTAGCGAGTCCTCTTTTGAATACCTCGGTAAAGTAGGCAAAGGCATTGATGGATTTATCTTCGTTGAAATTATACCAATTTTGGAACATGTCTAATAATCCAGATTGATAACAATCCATTTTGTCGTCATTTGACCAATATCTCATTTTTTTTATTGTTTCTTTTGCTAGAATTTCTAGCATCTTCTCAGCCTTTTTTGTTAATTTGCCCTGAGATTTTGAAACGATTAACTCGATATATAGATCTTTATTATTTAAGTAGATAAGCGTTGGATTTTTTTTTGAATAAAAAATCTCCTAGATTTTTATTTGGAAAATTCATATATAAATTATTTAAATTTATACAAGCACACAACATGAAAGTTTATTTCAAAAGCAAAAAACCCCTCGATTTGAGGGGTTTTAAGAATTTTTAAAATTTAAATTTTTATTCTTTCTGCGTATTGTAACTCTTTAATTGCTTGTAATTCAGTATCTAAATTAGATCTTCTTTTCTTTAGATTCGTTAAAGCTTCAACTAATACTTTAGTTTCTCCTATCATACTAATTGATCCCTCAACTTTTGAAATATTGAAACCAACATCTTCCAACTTAAGAGTAATTTCTCTTTCTTTATCTTCAAGTTTTTTCTTAGAAATCAACTCTTTAGATAACTTATTTTCATAAAAGTAAGTTAAATCATAATTCATCTCATTTCTAACCTCATTAACTAATTCTAAAGCTGAATCATATTTAAAGAATGAATTACCATATCTTTCATCACATCTGTAAATAAAAATATTATTTTTATAATTAAATGCAAAAACTTCTAATGTTGGGTTAATTAAGTTACTAATCTTTTTAACAACATCTAATTCAACAAAAGAATCGATATTTTTAGAAACTTCGACTAAAAGAGGGTAGAAATTTTTATTAACAATAGGAATAACTGGTGATGAGAATAAACTTTCTAATGTAGTTTCATTATTCATCTCATCATCATTGATGAAATATCCACCTTTTGATGTAACAGATAAACCAATTGTTAAATATTCTGAAATTCTGAAATCAATTCTACTCTCATTAATTGTAGCGAATTGTAATGCTGTTTGTAGAGTTCTCAGAGTACGTAATCTTTCTTCATCTTTAACATTATTCTCAAGTAAAGTTTTTTCTATTGAGTTTTCGGTTAATAAAAACCAAGAATCTCTAATAAAAGAAAGATGTCCTTCTTCAACCTGTTCAACTATGGTATAAACAGATTCTGATTTACCACCGCTTAAAAGATTTGATTTTTGTTCAGGAGACTTAGTAAGATTATAAACAAATAGTTTAATCTCTGGAACCCAGTCATAGATAGCTAATTCATTTAGAATTTTACCCATTCTATCTTGATCGGTTTCAAGATTAATTGTCTGCAACAAAACATTAATAGGTTGTCTATACAATTCTCCTTGATTCTGTGAGTTCAAAACATTATATAAATGTTTTAATTCATACAATAATTGGTAGTTAGAAAGATCGTCATTTAAACTTTCTAATAGGTTATTCACTTCCTTATCATAAGTGAATGGTTTTAGTTTTTCATTCAACGATGAAATAATTTGTTTTTCTGAGAAATCATTTACGGAGCTAATATGTCCTTCTATAATGTAGGAAACATCTAACTGATCGATAGATAATGATTTTTTGAAATTAAACAACTCAAGTTTGAGATTCTTCATACTTATAGTATTTTATTTTTTATATAAACTATATATTCAGTTATAAAACTGTGTTTTTTCACTTTTATTTTATCTATTTTTAAGATGTGTATTATTATTATTCAATACAGCATTGGGATTCAGAGAATATCTATTTTTTTGACTCGATGTGTATAAATTACTAAACCATCTAGTCTTGTACGGAACTATACTATCTACTAAATTATTATTAAAACTAAAAAAAAGTGTTTGTTTTGGAATAACATTGACAGGTTTAGAACAAATTACATAATTTTCCTCTTCATTTACCTCAATTACTTTAGTTGATAACGTAATGGCTTGACCAGCGATGGTTTGACCAGCGATGGTTTGACCAGCGATGGTTTGACCAGCGATGGTTTGACCAGCGATGGTTTGACCAGCGATGGTTTGACCGGAGTTGATTTGTACAGAAACTTGTTGCCCCACCTGGATATCTTTTGTAGTGGTTAAGTAAATAATATTATTACCACAAATCACATTATAAGAATTACCGCAAATTAAAATATTTTGATTTTGAATAAAACTAACATTTTTATTCAAAACTATTGAATTATTTAATTGGTTTACAGAAACAACAACAACAGAATCTGGTATAAAAGTTGATGAATTTTCAGAAGTAACTGCACATCCAACTTGAATATTGATCACACTATTTAATCTTATATTTGAACTAAGTACACTATCAACGAGATAATCATTAGTAGATATTTGTACATCATTTAAATTATTTGAAAAAGATATACTCTGACCAGAATATGCGTCTAAAATAGGAGAAGATGTGCTTATATACCTATTAATAGAATCTATTGATGTTACTGTGATATTTTGATCGATTCCAGATCCTAGTATATATTGACCAATAGATATACCATCGATTGAGTTTAGTTTTAAATTTGAGTATGAACAGGTTCGAACAACAGTCGATCTAATTTTATCTTGATTTGATGTTATAAAAGATGGATAATAAGTTTGAACTTCTATTGATAATGTTAATTTTACAATATCATCACTTTTTAAATTCTTTTCTCTCTGAATTTGTATAGTTTCTGTATCTGGCATTAACATAATTGCATCTATATTCATATAATTATATTCGAAATACATGAATTTATATAACCACAATGTATTCATAATTTCCTGTGAACACTTGAATATATCAATTTCATTTTTAAGTAAAATTGTTAAATCATAAGTTGCAGTAATAGGAATGGCTCTTACTTGTTTTAGTAATTTCTTAACTTCGGTATCGTCTTCAACAACCGATCTTAACCAAACATTTGGATTTCTGAATTCATCAGACCTAATATTAAAATTAGTTAATGTTAAATGTCCTCTTGGAATCTGATCAGTATTTAATTCAACATATCTATTTTCAGAAACAATATCATCTTGAAATGCGTCTAATAAAAATCTATCATCACCGGTCATTGAATAATAAATAGGAACTGATACCAGTACATCACCAGATGAAAATCTATTAATCCAATTTAATCGACCCTCTAGTGTATCTAAAACACAAACTGTTAAATCTCTAAAGAATACGTCATCAAAATTAAACTTTTGTCCTATCATGAGAGTATATATAAAAACAACTTAGCTCGAATCAACATATATGAAAAATTTACTACTTTGGGAAAAATGGAGACCAAAGAAAATCGAAGATATAGTACTACTACCCAGAATTAAAAGTCATTTTGAAGATGGTGTAAAGACCAATTATATATTTCATGGTCACTATGGTACCGGTAAAACAACTCTAGCTAGAATACTAATCGGTAAATATTCCAAGGATAAGGCTTTTCTTGAATTAAATAGTTCTCTTTTCACATCTATCGATGTTCTAAGAAATGAAGTAGAGAAGTTCTGTAAAACTCAGCCGATGTTGGAAACAGAAGATCCAATAAAATATGTATTTCTTGATGAATTTGAACGTGTATCAAGTCAGTATCAAGATGCGATGAAAGCATTTATCGAAACATATCACAAAAATGTTAGGTTCATACTAACAACCAATCATATTAATAAAATATCTGACGGAATTAAGTCAAGATTCACATGTATAGATTTTGATTATCAAGATTCAAAAGAAGAAAAATATCTAAAACAAGAATTATACAAAAAGATAATAAATAATATCTGTCCATCTGAGGATATAATTATATCAAAAGAACAATTGGTAACAATTATTAATAAAAAATTCCCAGACTTTAGGGGAGTTTTAGTATTATTACAAAATTTTAAAAGTACCGGAGAAATTAATAACAATGATATAACAATATCTAACAAAATTAGACTAGATCTATATGAATCAATATATGATAAGTCATTAGACTATGAAAAGATCTATCACTTTATAATGTCTAGTTTTGGACCTGATAAGATCGATATTATGTTTAATCTATTAAGTAGAGGATTTGTCGAATGGTATATTAAAGATAAAAAGGGAGATGTTGATAAACTATTCGAGGTTAATTATATAATTTCTGACTATGTATCTAAGCTAGAGACACAAACTGATCCAGTCATTTTAGGAATGACTGTAATTGGTAAAATAAGACAAATTCTACTTTGATATAAAGTAGAATTAATATATAAGTGTATGAAACCACCTGATTTTAAGGATCATTATATTGGATATCTTGGTCATCCTAGATTTATAGTAAATAAAATTATAGAAGACGATATTATAAGAGTCATTATACAAAAGTATGAAATGTTATTATTCACTAATAAAGGAGAATTATTAGGAGATAGTAATTTCGGTTGTGATCTACAAAGGTTACTATTTGAAACTAGAATTGCAAAATCTGGTGTCAGAACTATTATAATTGATCAGATAAATGAATATATTCCAGAAATTCAGAATGTAAACTACATTATAGATGTAGAATTTTCTACGGATCCTGAAAACTTCCAGGAAGTAATGGAAATAAACTTTACAATTGCTGATTATGAAGTTTATTCCTTTATTAGATAGGATAATAAGAATGTGTTATTGTTACAGCACCAGACGTACTATTCGTACCAAATAACAGACCACTTGTGTCTTGTGTTCCTGGACTTTCAGATCTGGCCACAGATGTTACAGAAGTAACTTGTATAGTTTTTAAGTCGGATTGAATAGAGTAATTATAATAAGTAGCCAACAATATATGAGGTCTATAACTTGTGTTGCTCGTGACTCTTGATTGATAATAAACATATCCAAAATCACCAACAACGTCATTAAATCCATCAACAACATCAACAAAGTTATTACTATATGTTACAATTGTTTGAATTAAGTTAGTTCCTGACTGAGTTATTCCGATTATTGAAAAGTTCCAACCTTCGCTGCCCGGACCATTAGCACCATTACTAAAAAGTTGAGTAGGATCAGTCGGAGTGAATATAATACTTATGGAATTATGCCTATCATATAGATTATGATATCTTGGGGTCAAGAACCCTTGTGTAGAATATGTCAGACCATAATTAACACCAGTTGCCAACATAGCCAGAACACTATAAGTCAGAGGAACAAGAGATTGGTTATTTGAAGTATTTGGACTATTCTTCCAATAAGCTCTACCTCCTGTAGTAACATCAGCAATCAACTCAATTGATACGGTAGCTCCTGGTTGAAGATTACCCGTCCAATCTAAATTCCTACCAGATACATGCGCGGATCCTATATTTGAAATAACATAAGGATTCTGCATAGTAATAAAATCACCAGATAACTCAATTCTAAAGCTAGCAACACTATCTGTGCTAGAACTATTTCCGATAATATAAGGAAAAGAATGTTTGATATGAGGTGTAATGACCTGTCCATATGAGCTAAGATATATTCTATCACTTGGATTACCGAACTGATCTGACACTTGATTCTTATATGGAAGAGCTAACAGGTTCAGTTCAGGTGTCTTTGTAACATCAACATACTTAACAGGAAGTGTAGCATCTCTATATTGTTTTGTAGTTAAATTAGTGAATGCCTCAAGCTCTTGAATATCTAATATTCCTTTAATCTCAAAGTTTTTTCTGTCTCGATAAATCATACCATATCCATTATCACTAGTAACTTCGATAACTAAATATGGGGTAATATTAGAATCAATTGTGAAATTGAAAGGATATAAATTAGAAATAGGTCTATATTCAGATATCTTCTCAACCGGAACAAGATCGATTTGTTTCCATTCAGTAACATCAAACCAATTGGCACCAACACCAACATCCAAAACTGGAGATAATGTTGATGATGTTGCACCGGACTGACCTGACCAAATGTAGAATCTCCTATCATATTTTACTAAATCACCTACAACATATACAGAATTAAAAATCCATTCAACAACATTTTCAAATTTTCGAGGATTATTTATCTTATTATCATTTACTACTGATTCATATAATTTATCATAATAAATTACTCTATCACCTATAACATAGTTTTTGAAAGCATACCACTCTCTATAGATCTCATAGGTCCTTATATCAACTGTATAATAATCTGGTAGTAAGCTTGCTGACAATCCTTCACTAACTATGAAGTCTAATACACAATTATAAACACTTGATCCACTATTAACAGGTAATAAATATGCTTCATTCATATTAAATGTAATAGGAGTGAAATTTTGATTTATCTTAATCAATTGAGCATCCCTTGATTGATGCGTAATTGAATATCCAGCAACAAAATCAGCTCTACCGGTAATATCTAAAATCTTATGTGTAATAGGAATAATATTTTTCTGTAACCAATACTTCAATCCTTGAAGCTTCTTTTGAACTTCAGCAACTGTATAATACAGAATATTGTTTCCTTCTTTATCGGTAATTCGATATGTCAAATTGAATAAATTTGTATCTTCGTAATTAGTATTTGGAAAAGTGTTTTTTATAAAGTCATTATCTTTCCATCCTTCTACGGTATTATCAAAGATATCTGGAATTTCAACTTTAAATAGTTTTAGAAAATCATCTGATTCAAAATTCACATTCTTATAATATTCATATAATTCTAAATCATTATATCCAAAATAATTTATAGCATTTATTATTGACTTATAACTACCAATATATGGATAAATAAGATTCTTCATCATTAACATTTCTTTACGTTTCATGTTAAGATAATTCCAATCTATTCCCTCTTCTTTAATATCATATTCTTTAAAAATATAAACGTCATCTGATGAAACTAATTTACCAACATTATTTAATTCTATATGGAATCTCTCATCCTCTATCTCGGTTTGACCATAGATATTAAATCTTCCGATTTCTCTATTCCACACGACGAATCTTGCGGATAAATAAGTTGTAGAATTAATGGATGGAAAATCATTAATAAGTGTTGATTCAAAATCTAATGCATCTGCGGGTTTGAAATAATCGACAATGATTTCTCTAGAAAAAACATTACGAATTTTTAATAAATATCCACTATTATTTGAAATGTATTGTTTTTTTGAATTTGACACATCTTTGATAAAAATGGCCAAATGTTGTCCGACTTGAAGTCCTCTTTGACTTCCGTTGGAATCTGATGTGAATAAGCTAGTTGATGAATTATCTAAATATATTCTTCCATAAAATCTAGATCTTTGAGTGTCATATTCATGTGAAAAATAAATAATATCAGTATTGTCAAGAGACGTATCAATTGTAAAATCGACACTTTCTTTAATGAATAATTGAAGAATACTTCTTAATCCTCCTTCATCAGTAGAATTGAATCCTAGAAACAACTGTATAGGTTCTGGGACAACACTTATATCAAAATTATCATCAATATAGTCTAAATCCCATTCTAAAGTATCGAAGATAGTTTGCTGACTACTTGAATCAGCAACTCTATTTAAATCTCTATTAGCTTTTCTGTTTAAGACAATTGTACTCAATGGCTTCTCTCCGGTATATGCTAATTTTCCAGTTGTAGGTAAAAAATCACCAGAAAAATCATACATAAAAAATTGTGGAACATTATCTGAAAACCACTTATAGTATAAACTAACCTTAGGATCACCATTAAAATTTTGTCTTGGTCCTCTGATATATTCACGAACATTTAACCAAAGATAGTTTCGATCGTTATAGTCAGGACTTAAACTACCATAATAGTTTTCATTCACACCAGTGGCGGAGATTGTCTCAACATCGAAAAAACTACTTAACTGAACCTGAACCTCTATTACCTGACCATCTTGTGGTCGAATTGCCCAAATGCTCTTTCTATCCGGATTATAAATAATTTTAGTAATTGGATTTCCACCATATTCAGTATTTATCGTTAATCCAGTTGTGGAATTTATAGTCAAAATATATCCAGAATTTCCACCAGCGACATAGATATCACCGTCAAATTGATTTAATGCCATATATCCATAATCAATAGCAGCATTCTGAAATACTAAATCATCAGTATCAACCAAAACAGATCCAATCCCTATATCACTTGAAATATTCATAGAGCTATTCAAATTATTAAATAGTAAATAGTTACTAGATCCAATACCTATTGTTGAAACCAATGATACAGCATTATTATCAATTTTATATAAATTGGTAGATCCAAAAGCATAAACTGCTTCGTTTTCCGGATCATAAGCAATCGAACCAACCAAACCTATAATTGAATAACTACTGTAGAGTGTCCTAGCCCCGCCATCTATTCTTAAAACCACATCACCATCAGTTGATACATACATATCACCCTCAAAATCGTTAAACACCATCTCATAGGTATTAGCGATTAACCCTGTAACAACTGTAGGAGTAGATGAAGATACTGTATAAATATTAACCTTATTAGAATTTGAAAATGAAACATAAATATCACCGTTACTCGTATTTAATTGTTGAGAATGAGCATCTTCGACAAATGAATAAGATGCTATTATTGTATTCACGAATGGATCTATCTTATAAAGCATATTCTTCGATAAGACAAATAAATAATTACTTATCCAATTATATAAAAGTGATATACTATTTGTAAGACCAGTAATATTTATATCGGATGATACATCACCATAGATAGAGCTAAAAACACGAATACTATCACCTAATACATATATAGAGTCATTTGGCTGAACATGTGCTATATCAACCATTCCAGATATACCGACAAAATCATAAGGAGTATAAACATTACTCGTTAAGTATTCAATGCTATAATCAGTACTAAATTGAGTTTCGTCATACATTCCTCTCAATAAATCTGGAATAAATTGTGGAGGACATCCAGTTTGTCCAAAACCAATAGTAAAGGCAACTGTTGTAAATGCTGATGAATTACATAACGAATTTGTTAATCCCCAAAATGGACCTTCATAGCTTAGATTAATAACATCTGGATTAAGATATAAAGAGTTATATTCAATATTTTGAAGTGGATAAACTGTCTTATTAATACCTATAACTTGACCGGTGGAGAATCCTTCTAACTCAAATGAGTTATCTCCTGTAGCAGTACCTAATAACATCTCATTTGACGTTATTAGTGTTCCGAAATTACCCTGTTTTTTATCAGAAATAATATAATTTTGAATACCAGGTAGAGATGATTTACCAATATCCACAGTGATATCAACTCTTTGACTTTGTTTTTTAATATTAACTCTTAAAGAACCAGCATTATTGGTTATGTAAATACCAAAATCATCAACAGTTTCAGACCAAGTATCAATCCATAATTGTAAAGTTGAGGCAACATCTGTAACCATTCCGGTACTAACAGCATTAACAATATATGTTCTACCATTAATTCTTAATGATAGATATTTACCAATATCCAAAAAGGAGATTAAACTATGTTCAATATAATAATCTGCGGTGGTTCCAACTTGAACTGTAAATTCTATTGGAATATTTGGAAACTCAGTCTGTATATTAATACAGTTATAATAAACTGAACTATATCCAATAGTTTTTAATGAAGGGAGAATACCTAGTATATTCAATCTTAGAAAGTGTCTAGTAAGCCAATTACGCAATGTCTTATCTATCGTTCTTTGCATATCAACAACACCTGAAGAATATACATATGATATCCTCTCAGAATAAACCATTTTATTAACCTTAATAATTATACCGAACTCATCTATGTCTGTAAAAACTATGTTATATTCAAAATTTTCAGAATAATCATAATTAAATTCAGATACTAATCTCTCATCCACTTCAATACACTTCTCATAGACAAATGTTCTTACACCAAAACTCTGTGTAGGTGATATATTGTCGTAATAGAAATTAACTTGAGCATAATCACTTGGATATATCAAATCTGCCTTTAAAGTATCAACATCGAAATATAAATCTATATTAAATATTTTAAAATCTTCTTTGAACTTTTCTGCTGCCAAAGCCATAGTTATTTTAGAAGACTGTGTATATGATTGTGTATAATAGAGGTGGTCAGTTGTTAGATATATTTGACCACCAGCCAATGATTCATCAATAACAACGCCAGATGATGATGATGTAACTATTGGTAAATAGTCAGGTATTGACCAATAATCAGGATCATTTGGTAAAATTATTTGATTTATATCACCAACGATAACACCGGAATTCGGATTACTTGATGAATATGTATAAGCTTGAATACATTGATATATTTTATTTTCCCAAATAACTTGACTTCCTGTAGCGTAAAATACTTGTCCAGGATTTCCATAGAAATTAATAATATTACCTACTTTTAAAAAAGTATCTAAATTCTGAACAGAGTTAGTAACCTTAAACTCCAATCCTGGTCTAAATATTTTTGGTATCTCAAATCCAAACTCTAATGTACTTGAAGAAGAAACAAAATTCAAAGGACCATTATAAACATTTGGCAAATCTGTCCTTGAAACATATTCAATATATAAAAGTGAATCTACTGGTAAATTTTTAGCTGAATATTCTACATGAATAGTATCTAAAATATTTGGATTCTTAACTGAAACAACATTAACATCATCAAACCTAAGTGTATTTCTATAATCATCATTTTTAAAACTATTAACTATATTAAGCTTTCTATATTGATATAATCTATCGTAAAAGTCCGGTTCATTCCAAAGAGATAATGTATCTCTAAGGCTTGGTGTTATGTAATTATAAATACCTATAAGATCGACACCGCTAACTGTAAAATCACCTACTAAATCATATTGACCTATATAGGTACTAGTAAAGACATCATTTGTAACACCTGATATAACCATTATAGCACCAGGCTTAGATGACACAACCATATACACAACATTAGGGTTTGTAAATTCAAATAAAGATTGATCAAATCTGATGAATGTTCCTTTTTTAAATTTAGAATCTATTGATCTACCATAGATCCACTTAGAACGATATGTTATTTCAGCATTTGTTGGTTCAACCTTTGTTATTTTAATAGAATCAACCCCAGCATAGAAATGAAATCCATATTCATTAAATAATTGAAACCTTCTTAGACTAAGATCTGTTTCATTTTCATATTCAAATGCAGGAACTTTCTCAAAAAGATATAATGCCTGTGTTTTAAACGTATCGCTGGAATTTTCTGGAAATAGTATATCTCCCTCATATCTTCCTAGTGTCTCGTCGTAATTAAAATTAAGTGGATTCCCTTCTTTATCAAAAAAGATTAAATTTTGCATTTAAAATTAGATTCATATTTTGAATATATATAAAAACTTTAATTCTTGATGGAGAATTAATATATAATAAAAACAATAGTTATGAAATATCTTAAAAGATTCAGTGAAGATGAAGTGATTATATCAGAACACCTTCAATACCATGTAAATAATAATATGTCTATAACTGAAAATATTTTCAGATATGGATCAGAATCATATTTTAATCTTTTAAAAGAATCTAGAGAATTATATGATGCAGGGTTAGTTGAACTATC